TATAATGGTCCTCCTCAAAATTTCGTTGTAAAAATACTCAAACATTTTTAAGTCCTATAATATCTTTATATTAAGATATTTTTATTTAGGGAATACCGAATGGGTTCTGCTCAGAGAAGTCTATGATAGCGTCTGCTTCTGTTTCAATGTTGATATTATCAGCAAATCCATCGTCAGCAGGTTGATCATCTGATTTTCTTAATGGATAAGTTGCACCAGATGTAGAACCAACAATATTTTCACCAACAGTAAACTCTCCAGTAACGGTGCCAACTTCAAGAACATTTTCTGTCGCATCCCATGTCCTGACTCTGGCTGTAGTTCCACTAGAGGAACCTGTAACAATTTCATTAAATGCAAACGTGCCGGAACCAGAACTCTCTGGATTTCCAACAACGACTGTTGGAGCAACTGAATATCCAAGACCAGCATTGGTAACGTGAATTGCAGAAATAGTTCCAGCAGCACTTACAATTGCGATGGCAGTTGCTGATGCAGTTGTAATACCAGATTCAAATACCTCATCAGTAAACGAAATGGTAGGAGATACAGTGTATCCTCCACCACCAGAGGTGACTGTAATCAGACCCACTACACCATCACCGATAACCGTTGTTGCTGCTGCCCCCGATCCACCTTGACCAGACGGGACGCTAAACTTAACAGTCGGAGCAACAGTATATCCTGCTCCAGAATTTGCGACATTTACTGCTTGTACTGATTGTAGTTTTGCGTTTGCATTAAGATTACAAACATTTATTCCACCAATCATTGTTGCTATACCAACTGCTGTTGTGCCACCCGCAGGTGCTGAAGTGACGCCAACGGTTGGAATGACGCTATATCCGCCACCTCTATTAGTAACATCGAAATACCTAACACCACCATCAAAGATGGCAGATGTTGCAGTTGCTGTTACTCCAGCACCAACCAAAGTGAGTGTTTGAGTTGGGCCTTGAATGGTATTAATACCATCGTCAGTTTGTCCATCATAATCCTCACCAATGAGGTTGTTATCAATTTCATCTATACCAGTTGATATGACCTCATCTTCAAGACGGAAGAGTTCGCAGTAAAGTTCATAGACATAAAGATTTTGAAGTTGGTAATATGGTTTTGCATATTCAACATCTTTGATCTCATAGATTCTATCATCAAGTGGGAACCAAATTAAGTCTCCACCTTTTGGTCTTGTGGATAGTTTGATATTGGACTGATCTTCTATTAGAGGTGTAATATAATTTTCAAATCTTTCTCTTGATATAATAAGTCTCACTTCATCTTGAGACTGAATACCAAATTTTGATAAGATGTTTCCAGCACCAGAATATTGATCGTAGTTATCAATGTATGCTTCAAGAGGTAAAGCTAAGTCAAACTTTGATTGAACAACCTCTCTAATGACAGTATTTTCTGTCATATATTTTCTAGGCAGATAGAAGATATCTACTCCATATGTTCGGAGTTGTTCATTAATCAAGTCCTGAACAAGATTTTGTTCAGAAGTCGTGCCTTGAGTGAAAAACGGATTTAACACCATGATATCAACCTATCATATCCAGTGGAGGAAGTTCATAGGTGTTTGACATCTGCTCCCTAATAATTTCTAAATCTTTTTCTGCATCATCATAAATTTGTCTTCCATTTAATTCGATTCCTCCGGGTAACTTAACACCTTGGAACTTAATTAAGTTTTGACCCCACTGCCTTTTTATAAGAGCTGTAAGATACCTCTTTAAGAAAGAATCATTATATACTCTGGTAAAATCATTTGGATCTAAAAGTCTAGTGCAATCTATAACAAGATAATCATCAACGCTAACAGATCCCCAATCAAGATCTAAGTAAAGTCTATCTTGTCTTTGATTAAATCTAATTTGTTTTTCTGTAGTGAGAAGAAAATCAATATCTTCAAGATATGTCTTTGTCATTGCATAAGTCAATAACTCAGTTGATCCCCAATAATAAATGTCGTTCAAAAATAACTGATATCTAACACTAAACATGTTATTAGTAACAGTGTTAGATCCGTCAAATCTGAAAATTTTTGTTATTCCGAGAACCTCAGGAGGAACCTGAAGATAGTTGCTATTCTCTTCATATTGAAATGATGTTGGAGTTCCATTAATAGAAGCACTAGCACTGGTAGTGACGATACCAACTTCGTTTGTTCCTTTTCCCCTATCAATATCTGCTTGCGTAATCTTATATTTTAAATATACCTGACCTACACCGTCAAAGTGTCTTTCATGAAAATACTGTAAGGCATCATCAACAAGATCATCTACTTGCTCATCGGCAACATTAATTTCAAGCACTGGAGCTCCCAGTTGCCTTTTGCAATAATTGATTAGATCCGCTCTACTTGCTGGTTTTGCCATTTATTCCACAAGTTTCCTAAGTGTATTTAGGGTGCTGATGAGACTGGATTATAAACATACACGTTTCCATTAGCAAGCGTATAAAAAGTCCCACCTGCAGCGACTAAAATATCGTAAACATATCTACCTTCTGTTGTTGCTCTGGTATCAGTTGAACCTAGAGAAATCTTCATTTTGCCATCATATGCACTAGTAAATCCAACAGTGAAAGATGAAGTTATTCCAAGTGTAGCTCCAACAGCAACACTCTTAGACATCGCTGCTGATCCAGAGTATCCTGTCAGATCAAAAGCCGCATTTGAAGTTGTTTTGACATTCAAATTAACTTCAAAATCAGATCCACCATACATCGTCAAATTCAAACCATATGGCACTCCTGAATCTGGATCGAAGGTGATATTTTTAGTTGCCATCTGGTACACCTATTATGGAAATTGTTTCTTGCTGCTTATAATAAAGTTTTGCAAAAGATTTTGCAATATTCTTTAGCATTTCACGATCATCACAATTATCTATATCAGTTGCAATTTGCTGATATGCAAAACTTTTTGACAAGTTTTTTAGTTCGATAGTGTCAGGATCCATGTAATAACTCCTTTAGTAAAGATTTAATTTCATCAATGTCATCCTTCATGTTAGCAAGTTCTTGCTCCATGTTCTGTGTCTTATGATTCTTTTCACTTTTCACTTTACGTCTCGCAAGATATTGCTGATATTCTAAAGTGTTGACATTAACAACTGCATTTGTCTCAGGATCTCTTGCGAGATCCTTATGACCCTCTAATCCGTAAAAGTCCATTATGCTAGTGCAATCACTCTAAGTTCTTTGATCCTAGGAACAAAGCACTGACTATTGGATGCTAGTGAAATCTTCACTCTGTAAGTTCTGAATGCAGGGAGTTCATCCACTGTAAACGTGTACTCTCTATAATCAAGAGCTTCACTATCAAACGCTTTTGTATTTGATTTGACAATGAAAGAATCAGACTCTCCATTGCTATTTTCTGCAGCGATCACTTGACCTTTAGAATTCAAATTAGAATAACCAGGGAATGGTGTAAATACGGGGTCAAGACCAACCTTATCGTTAACAGCATAGAATGCTCTAATATCGGCATCTTCTCCAATATGTGCAGACAATATAATTTTAATCGAAGATGCTGAATTCTCAAGAACAGTCTCTTGGGAAATGTATTGACATGCAGTTGGATCTTCTTCAATCGTATTTACTCTAGAATCTGTAGCATAGTTTGTAATAATATTATTGACTCTATTAGATGTTACAATGGCGTTCACTCTTTGAGCGTCAATAACTGGACTTATGCGAGTGTCAGTTGTATTCAGTGCCAAACTCATTTGCATCGACTTTCCACCAACAACATTAGTCAACTTCAAATCTTCATTTATCTTAGAAGCAATCATTCTTGGAGTGTCAAAATAATTCTTTTGATTAATTACAATATTCTCGAATCCAGCATCAACATATGGGATCTCATTTCCACTGAAACTCTTGCTAGTTGTTGTTCTAACAGTAGCACTAATATTTGTTCCAGTAACAGTGAGATTTTGAACTTGTGGTGTGATAATCTCAAATGGCATGTTTTGCGTGGCCCTTACCTCTCTACCACCAGTGGATTTATTTCCACCGATATAGAGTTTTGGATGACCAACATCGGTGCTTCTATCAGTTCCAGTGGTAGAACTCATATCCAATTTGACTTTATAAGAATCAAATGTAAATGGATCTGCTTCGGTAACGTCACTCAAATCATGAGTTCTATTTACTCTCTTCAAGCTTATACCTGAGTTTTCATATTTAAATACTGGAGTTCCAACTGGATACGTTCTAGGATCTGTTCCTCTAACAATATCTCCACCAATATTATTGCCAGAGACATTTGTATATTCAATAATTTCTTCTCCAATCAGAAGATATCCAACATTTGTAGTTCCGACTCCAACATTTTCAAATGTAGAGAATGTTGTTCCAGATCCAACAGCGATTGCTGACGTAGATCCAGAGGAATACTCTGCAGTCAACTTAGTTGGTTTAACGTCTGGAAGAACTCCAGAAATAGCGACAGAGTTTTCTGTGAAATACATACCATGATTCTGATGGTTCACCTTAAAGTGAGTTCCCTCACTATCAACATTAATTGATGTAATCTGAACATCTCCACCTACACCGCCAGGAAGTCCATAATTAAGTTCTGTGCTAATTCCAGAACTGTTAGTGTACATGAGAGTTTTTGCTGCACCGACAACAAATTCTCCTTGAACATTATTGAAGACCAATTCATTAGTGATACCAATTCCAGCAATTGTCAATCTTGCATTTCTGCCAATGGTAGCAATACCGATTGTAGTAATGCCAAGAACATCTCCAACTTGATATCCAGAACCACCACTTGCAATTGTTGCACCACTTGCGACAATTGAACCATCTTTAATACTGATATCGGCAGTAGCACCTCTACCATTACCTGTAATGGTTACAAGGTTTACTCCAGAGAATGTAAAACTTCCATCAGCTGGAGTGTATCCAAGACCTGCATTACTGATAGTAAGATTGCCAACCGCAGATGCAGCAGATCCTACATAATCTCCTGTTGCATTAGTTCCTTGCTGAGTAAATGTATTACCCAATTCAAATCCAGAGTCAGCTACAGTAGTGCCTAAACCAACTCTAATTTGTCTAGAGTTCATGACGATTGGATCTGGAAGAAGTTTTGGAATCTGATTATTTCCTCTAGTCAACTCTGGACTGTAGAATTCGACAGATCCAGTTTCAACAAAGTCTGCTCTATAAAGAGTAAACTTAAGGTCTTCCCACTGACTTGGTTCCCATGTAGAAGCGTTTTGTGACTTAAACAAAGATCCAAGATATGGTTGGTTAGAAATAAACGTATCTGAGAGAAGATCGTTTTCACCAATACGTGAGATGTAAACACTATATTTGGTGGAGTTAGATGCAAGACATATGGCATATTCAGTGCCACCCTCTACATAAACAGGAGCTTTAAATTGAACATTAGTCGCAACTGATCCATCTGCAGAAGTTTCAATATCATCTGGATCAAGAACAATTTCAGAGAATGGAAGAACTCTAGGAGATGGAACTCCATTTTCCATTGATCTAAGTTGGAAGACAACAGGAACATCCATGTCGTCTTTTGTTCTGAAAAATACGTCGCAACTAGTTAAGAAACATCCAGTTTCATCTTCAACTAAGAAAGATTGAGCCAGTGGATCATACCAAGTAATAATTTGTTGAGTTCTTGTTCTTGAAGAAATAACTCTACTCTCAACAACCTCAGCATCAAGGACTCTGTTAACATTTCTACTTTGGAACTCATTCTTCATTTCAACTCTTGCATTTCTGACAGAGATGATATTTTCTTGAACGGTTTCTAAAGTTCCTGTAGAAGCAAATCCTTCTTCTGCAATAGTTACTGCTTGATCCTGATTATTATCAATATTATCAGTCAAAGTAAATGTTTTTGTCCCAGTTTCAAATCTTGGGAAACTAGCATTATTTGGATCAGGAATGTAGTAACTACCAATCAATGTAGCAGATATGTCAGAGACAAGTCTTACGTTGGACACAGATGCGATAGCACCACTACTTTGTCCACGAAGAGTCATTCCTGATCTGACCCATCCATAGTATTGTCCTTGAGCTTCATTAGAAAGAGAGAAAGTATCAACGTTCAAAACAGTTGTTGTTGAAGAATAGGCAGCAGATAAGTCCTGACTATTATATGGATTTTGTCTAAACGTTTTTGTTGGTGCATCATAAGGACCTTCCCTATGATTAGATTGTGCCACTCTAAATCTAATAAATGGTGAAGATGGAAGAGTGTTAGATCCGATGTCACCAACAACTTCTGTCAGTCCAACTACAGTTTCACCGACTTCAAATGTACCAGAGGCCATTGTGATTTCCAATAACTTTGGAACACAGTACTTAGAAACATCAACACCATCAAAGAATGGATAAAGTCTTGTGAGCGGTTTAACTTTCTTAGAAACAAACTCAACGTTTCTAGATCTCATGAATGGAATGAGATCTCTACTAACAACTCTATCTCCAACAGACTCACGATCAAACTGTTCGGTAACAATGGTTCTAACACCATTTCTGGATCTAGTTCCCGTCATTGTTCCGGTCTGAATTCTCTCTTCGGTAACCGAATCCGTTACTTGTCTTGTCTGAACGCTTACGCGAGATCTACCACCAGGACCTTGACGGTGAATCTGAGAAGGACCATTTTGAATAACTCTTGTTCTGGTTGATTCAACTATGTCAATACCAGTCCAGTTGGTTTCCCAGGAGTCCCAAGTAATAGGACCAAATCCTGTCTGGGGATCAATGACCCCATCATCAACCATATTATTAAAGGTTTCTGCGTAATTGCCCTCTGTTTCAATAATTTTTGCTTCGAGTCTTGCAGTATCAACCCAACTATCAGATGCTGGAGTAAGTTCAAGAGTTCCGTTCCAGAAACTAATCAAGAAAGGAGTTACACTTTCGGTTCTGGTAGCGAAATTTTGTTTGATGTATTCAACTTCTGCATAATCAAGAGTTAATATATCATTTTGTTTTCTAACGTTAGCACCTTCTACGGTAGAAAAGTTGAGATCTAAGGTTGGATCTGCATCTACTACAGGTCCAAAGATCATGTCAACTGAATTTGTATAATGTCTTGGTCTTAGTTCATTATACTTTCTATCAATTGCGTTGTTAATTTTAAATGTAGTATCTTGAGCTAAGAAATCATTGAAGTTATCTACAAAGAATCCAGACTTAAACCTGTTTAAACCCTCACTATCTGAAATAAAGAAGTTTGCAGTTTCTTTCTCTAAAAGTGAAAGAGTTGTGTAATATTCAAGACTCTTGATTCTATTTTCAAGTTCCTTGATATCCTGCATTCTAAATCTCTTATGTTGCAAGAAAGTGAACTTAGCATCTCTGACGTTATACAAATATGCTGGTAGTTCTACTCTACAAATTTCAAGAGAATCATCAACGGGATCTGGTTTTTGTGGGTTATCTGATGGTGTTCCATAAACAACTTGGAATTTACCTTCTTTGGACAGATAAACTCTGTCAATTCTTCCTTGATAATAAGAAACGTCTGTTAAAATTGCATCATCGGATGCAAGAGGATTTGTAGCGGATTGTCCAGATCCATCAAACGCTCTGCCAAAAAACTCAAGTGGAGATCTTGAACTCTCTGATACAGTATGATCAGAGACTCTAGGTCTAATATCAATAATATCTGATGTTCTAAAGACGTTTACATTCTTAATATCATTGGTGTAATCTAACTGGGAATAAGAATTAACCGTTGTAATATCACCATCATCAGTGCTTGAGTATGATGCGCTTGAGAAATAAATTTTTAACTGCTTCGATGGTTGAGTAGAGTCTGATTTTCTCTTTATTCTTCCATGGTCATAGAAAGTATTTTCTTGACCAGTTTTGAAAGTGTAATTAGACGAGATGTTGAAACTGGGAGTTGATAGTGTTGAAACCAGCGCAGCTGCATTTGACTCTTCAAACTGTACCGTTTCACCCTCAACGAAAGCTATTTCATTTTTGTAAAGGAATGAAATAGATGAATCATTTAGTTTTTCTGCTACTATAGCTGCAGCACCACTTGTTTGTCCAACAAACTTCTCACCAATTAAAAGTTCTGCAGTTGTTGTTGAACTGGTATTAATCGATTGCAGCACACTTTGTGGACAAGATGGAGCAGAAGTATCTGCAGATTCAAAGACTCCATGAATTTCGATAACATCTGGAGTATTCAACGAAATAATTTCATCTTCAACTCTTACACCAAAAGGATAACTACCAAAGATTAATCCGTTATTCAGAGTCGTTGATCCAGTTCCAGAACCAGACAGTTTTGATTTATCTACAATAATAGAGTTGACTCTATTTTTAATTTTTTCTTTTGCTTTTGGTTTTACTTTTCTGAGAGTTGCAATTAAAGTCGCACCAGTATCATCTGTTCCAAGGTTACGGATCAATAAAGTTTTACCGGTTGTTGCAATATCAAATTTATCTGCACTTAATGCTTCTGTTGACCCATCAGATCTAATCAACAAATATCTCTCTTCATCAAATGGTAAAAATGATTCATTAGTTTCTGCCACCACTTGTGCAGATAATTCATTATTTGCAATGTTTACTGTGAATGTTTTTCTAATACTCAAAGACGCATCCGCAAGATCAACATTGGAAACATTGATTTTAGGTAAAGGTGTAAATAAAGTGTCATCAGATGAAGGTGCTAATTCAGTGGTTAGAACCTTCAGATCCGTTACATTTAATGTTGCAGCTGGTAAGAATCCACTAGAAATGCCAGTGACTGCTGCGACACCTGCTACAGTAACGTGAGTTGTTCCAACGCTAGTAACTCTTGCAACAATTGGATCACCGTCTAATCCTGGTGTGGTGTCGCTGTATTGAATTAAATCATTTTCTTTTACGATAGTCCCTGGGAACAGTGTATTAGTACTCTTAATGGTGCTAATTCCACCGGAAAGAGGACTTACGGTCGCAATACCAACTGTAAATTTATTAGATTGAATTACATCAGCACTAAAGGTGTTAATACCAGTTGTTCCATCATTTGTTCCATACACAGACTTAACGTCAGAAATAGTATGCTCAGTAATTGCTATAGCAATTCTACCGTCAGCAATTCCATTAAAGATAAGTTTTTCATTTGGAATAAAGGTTCCATTAGTTTCATATACAGTTACTGCTGTTCCAGCAGAAACAGCATGTCTTAAAAATCCTGTGGCACCACTATTATCTCCTTTGACAAATGTAGGAATAGATAAAGTGTGTGCCTGATTCAGAGCAATGTCAGTTGTTGTTTGTACATCATAGAGAGCAAGGTTCCATTCGTTCTCGTTGGCATTGGAGGAACTATATGATCCAGACTCCAATCTGAAATCATATACCCTTGCGACACCAACTTCATTTCCAGGAAGAGTTTCTGAACTACTACCAAGTCTTTGATCTCTTAAACTTACGAAATATGTGTTTCCAACTCCGATTGTAGGTGTTCTATGTACCCGATTAATCCTTAAGGTTGGTCCAGTGTTATAAATTATGCTTTGATCTTCTAACGTTCTGGTTGTTCTTGGTTTATCTACATCAAGATATACAGCATTGACGCTTTCAATTTCATAACCTTTGATGTATGCTTTACCAGGAGAGACTTTATATAATGCTAAATCATCAGTTGGTGTAACACCACCTGGAGTAAATTGACCTGAATTAAATATTCCTTCATTACCGATATTATCATTTAATGATTCAAACGCAGTTATATCAAAAGCTTTTACATAGTAATTTCCAGATTCATCAAAAGTTCTTCTAGCAAGTGTATCGGTTACATCATTAAAACTAGCTCCTCCACCAAAGAGAGTCTTTCTAGGTGTGGTTTGAAGAACACCATTAATTACTGTTGCCAATAAAATAAAATTATCATCATTAAAATCATCAAGTGATTTTTTGAAAAGACTTGTGCTAATTCTGAGTCTATCCGCACCTGGCGCAGAGTAATTACTAAACCCCTGCGAATTGTCATTCAGTTCTTCATCTAAATCCGAAGTGACAATTTCTTCATTGACAAAAAGACCAATTCTATAACTAGGAGTATTTGAATATTGATCTAAGATTAATGTCTCTCTATCTACATTGACAAAATTTCCTCTAATAAAGTAAATACCATTTTCAATCTGAAAAGCAGATCCTATCTGAGCCGCATTGGTTTCTATTGTTGCACCAAAAGGAGTTCCAGCAGCAATCGTCGTATTACCCAATAAACCGGAGGTTATAACTTCACTAGATGAAAGTTGTTCACCATCAAAAAAGGTTTGAGTTGAGTTATTTGCAGTACTAGATCCCAGATAATTTATATAAAGTGTCAAATTTCCATTTTCCGAGTCCTCTGGTAAAAGGACACTTTCAACAACAGCAGTTACTCCAGATGTTTGTCCAGTTATCTTTGTACCAACTACCTGATCCGCATATGCAGATACAGGAACACCCTGGAAAGAGTTATCCAACTGAACACAATAATATATTTGAGAATATCCAGTATTTCCTGGAATTACCTTAGCACCCTCTTTAAAGAAATGTTGACCAAATCTTTCAATTTGATTTTGCAGTATGGATTGAAGAGATGTTAACTCTCTAGCTTGGACAGGATATCCAGGTTTGAATAATACCTTATGATAATCGTTCGTAGGATCAAAATCGTCAAAGTAGGGTGCTACGTTGAGGTTCGTCTGCTGTGGCATAATTCTTTAGAACTGCAAAATAACTTTTATGTCTTCCTTTTGGTTTGACGATCTTGTTATAGATGGTCTGTTGTCAACGTAAATTATATTACCGGAGTGTTTCTTAACCTCTGGATTGGCAACACCACTCGTAAAGGTTTGACCAAGATAGTATGTACGATTATTTATTACGGTAGATATACCGGAGAAGTTACTATCGATTGATAAGTCAACGCCAGTTGTAGGTGTAATGGTTACTGATCCACCAGTTCCAGGAGAAGAAGTAAACTCTTCCAAATTAAACCCATATGTTGGTTGAGTTTGTGCAGTTCCAACGGTATTAAATCCAGCAAGAGATCTATCTTGCCAATATTTAAGAACTCCAGTGGTTTGATCATAATTTATAACTCTACCAACTGCTGTTGTGCCTGTTGATACAGTCTGAGTAAAATATGAATCCGCTGTAAAAATAGCAGTGCTATATCCAGATCCAACTAATTTAAGAGCACCCAGAGCACTAGCTTTATCTGCGGAAAGCAAACTAGTGGATCCAAACTGTTCTGGATTTTCTACAACACCAACTCTTGCAATTTGATTGCCTGTTATAAAATCGGGATTATTGTTATCATTTTCAATTCTAGAATAAAGTAAAACATTATATGCCCCAAGTTCTCTATAAATGTCTGCACCATGACCACCTTGAGGTGGAATAATAACATCAAAAGTTGGTCGTGTAGTTCCAGTTGGAACTCCACCAGCAACCAAATCAACATTTCCGTAGGTATATCCAGATCCTTGAGCAGAAACTGTTACAGAACTAACCTGCTGATTTGCGTCAATAACAATGGTACACTCTGCTCCACTTCCATCTCCTTTAATTGGGACAGAGGTATATGTAGAGTTCGCAGTTCCAAGTCCTACTCCTCTATTCGTAACCGTTACGATCTTAATCGATCCATCTACTGCGTTGTCTCTAACGGCAGAATTATCAGTTGCAGTTTCCCAGTCTGTTGGAACTGGCATGTAGTCTGTAGATTCAAACTTAGCAACATCACTTGGTTTGATAGTGTAGAGATATTTCCAAATATAGCCATCACCACTTGTTCCCGCAGCTCTTGGTTCTAGATCAGTAAATGTTGGTTCGTCCAAAGATGGTCTACCGGTTGCATTATCAGGATCTATACCATTTTGAAGACAAATATAAACTCGGAAATCACTATTCATTACAAAATAATTTGCAAGATATAATGATGTTGATCCAGAAACTACAGCAGTATTTGACCTACTATAATCATGCCGATACATATCATAACTCGTACCCGATGACCAAGTTCTTTTAGGAACAACCTGCCTTGCATCATCAGTGTTAATTTTTTTCAATGCGACCATTGTATCCCAATAGTCGTTTTCTTGATCAAAATTATCCTTTGGTGAAGGAGGATCAGAATCCCAGTCAGTCTGATAATCTGCTGGATTAGTCAATCCAATAAAAGAATAATACGAATTGCTGGCGTTAGATACACCAGCAAGAAAATTCTTTGCATTCAATATTCTAATCTGATCAGTAATTATAGCAGCCATTTTTGAGACTTTTTTACTTATTTATTAGGGATTAAACGATGTAGTTTTTAAATTTCAAGAAGTTTGATCTTACGACCATTGTTGAAGTAGAGATACCAGAACCCTCAGTCATACCAATGCCACCTTGAGTATATGCAGAATATGAGGTAGATTCAGTTCTTCCCGAAATATCAATTCTTCCCCAACTATAGTTTCCAAAGAAGTCAGAAGTTGTTATACCTGATGTGATATATTGATCAACATCAACTGTAACTCTTCTTACATGAGTGGTAACTCCCTGAACACTAGTGGAGATAGAAACTGCAGTTCTGACTGCATATACATTATCTGCGAAAGATGTTCCCACACCAACAGTGTTTCCTGAAGGATCAAATGCGGTAATGGATGTTGCTCCAGCACCGATATTGGAATTTTTGACCACGAATATATCATTCACATCAAGAGAACTAATTGTAACTGCAGTTCCAGCAACACTAGTGTCTCTCAAGAATGAATCAAATGGGATATGAATATCAAAAATAAGTGATGTTGTGCCAACTCCAACATTAGTAGTACCAAATCCAACAATAATACCATTATCTCCAGAGTAAGAGGTAACACTTACTTGTTCTTCAGTGTAAGCTGGAGGAGCAATGAGGACCGGGGGAGCACTTACATTTGTGTATCCAGTTCCGGCATTGGATATGGTAATACTTGTAACAACACCTGCGGTTATGGATGCAGTTGCTGCTGCTGTGGTTCCCAGTCCAACAGATTGTGCTGTGCTTCCAATCGTTACAACCGGAGCAGAAGCATATCCAGATCCACCATCAGAAATAGAAACGGAAGATATGGTTCCAAGTCCAGAAACTATCGCTGTAGCAGCTGCAGCAGTTTTTGATTCTTGAGTTATAAATTTAATTTTATTTTGGAATATAAGACTTGTATCATTCTCATTTTGAGAGTTAAATATGGGTCTTACATTATCAACATAGATTGCTGTTGATCCGACACCAACCGACTTTGTAATGTATGCACTTGGGTTAATAACTGGTTCATAAAGTTCTCTATCTTTACCAACAGGAATATCGTTGATAAAGACATCTTCGGTTTGTCTACACCAAACTACTGGTCTTTCTAAAGTAACATCTGCCGTGTTTCCTGGTCCAGAGTATGGATTTGTTCCAACTAAGTTAGTGGACTTAATTTGATCGACGACTCTCTCATCTTCATCCAAGGAAGAAGCTTGTCCGATGGACGCATCATGCATGATTTGAAGAGTGTCTCCCTTTTTAACAGTTTCAATTATATTTCTAAAGATAACATCAGTATCTCCAGTTCCTTTATAGAACAAGATGTTAACAGAATCACCTATTTTTGGTGCCTCTGTAAATTTAATGATACTTCCACCAGTAAATGTATATGCTTCACCTGGAACTTGAAGTATATCATTTACAAATATGAGGAGAACGTCTTGAACGTTAATTTTAGATCCTTTGCCAGCAACAATGGAAATTGTGTTTCCTGCTTGGGCAAGTGGGAAGTCTTTTCTAGTTCCATCAATAAAATCTCTAATATTGTCAAGAGCTTGAAGTTGCCCAACTGACCAACCAGAGAAGGCATCATTAAAGACTTCATCTATAGTAAGTTGGAATTCATTTGCAGTAGAGAAAGATGATGATGTTGGTATACCAGTAAGTCCACCAACGGGAACTGTCAATATTTCACCATTACCAAATCCATATCCAGTATTTTTAAAGGTAAAGTCAATGACACTAGATCCTTGACCAACTACAATATCAACAACTGCACTGGTTCCCACTCCAACAATACTTGAAGAAGAATAATTCAAGTGAATATTGGAGTAACTTAGTGGATCATCAAATACAACAAATGGTTGATTAGTGGAAGTATATCCAGATCCTGGATTTGTAATTGCAACACTAACAATATGACCACCACTAATTGCAGCAGTACCAATAAACTCAATGTTTCCTGTTCCTGTACTAGATGTTCCAACACCAACATTTACAACGGTTTGAATTCCAGCTCTATATCCAGAACCACTATTTCCAATACTGATAGAAGAGATAGTGCCAAGTCCAGAAACTATTGCCGTTCCTCCAGCAGATATAAGTGGTTGATACCCAAGACCTTCCTCAGATCCAACAGAAACAATAATTCCACCTTTAGGAAAACTAGAGATTCCTACATCTGGACCAAGTGGAGATGTTTCTGTACCCTGGAAAGCAATCGTAGAAATTCCAGCAGACTCATTAATGATATATTGGTCAGAGAGTCCTGGTGCTTGGAATACACTATTGATTAAGATGATTCCATTTTCTGTAGAAATTCCTGATACGTTAGATCCGGTTTGTTCTAATGTAAATTCATTTTCCGTGCCATTGAACTGATCTGAAATATTATCAAAGATATAGTTTTTATGATAGGATTCATCAGAGGTGTTTTCAATACCAGATCTCATGAAACTTCTACCTTGGAAACTAGAACTGGTTGATATTCCAGTCCAATCTCTTTCATCTGGTGGATTTGTTGTAGAACCAATAGGAACAAACC